CAACAGGATCATATATCAAGTTGTTTGTTGATTGATCTTACATTGAACTCAACTACATACTATATAAGTAGTGCTTATAAGCCTGTTACATATAATTCAAATACATATACAGAATTAGGTTCTTTCATATCAATACAACCTTTCGCAGAAGACATCAAAGCAACTAATGGTGATATAAGCATAACACTAAGTGGTATCCCCTCAGAACAAGATTATCTAAGTCTTATACTAACAACTAAAATCAAAGGTGGCACAGTAGATGTATATAGAGGATTTTATGACACTACAACGCATGAATTAGACACAAGTCAAGTGTATAAGAGATTTAGCGGAATCATAACTAATTTCGCCATACAAGAAGAACTAACACCAGGACAAGTATTAACTAATAGTGTAACTGTAACATGTGCAAGTATAAACACACTATTAGAAAACAGAATAACCGGACAAAGAACAAATCCAGCAGATAGAAAAAGATTGTTCCCTAATGATGCAATATTTGACAGAGTGCCAGAACTATATAACATATCATTTGATTTTGGTAAAGAATATGTAGCAGGGGGCGGAGGATATGGTAGAGGCGGCGGAGGCGGCGGCGGAGGCGGAAGCCGTGATAGAACAGATAAGAGGCAAAGGGCATAATGAAAGTAAGATCAGCACAAATCAAAGACTACGATGACATTCGCAGATTAATGATTGATTTTGCAAATTCAAATCCTGTTGAAGATTTACAAAATCCACAATATGATTTTACACACGTCAATAGAGTAATAGACCATATTCTAAAAACAGGATTAGCCATAATAGCAGAAGAACATGGCAGAGTTATAGGTATGCTGTTAGCAACCATACAAGGTGATTTATGGTTACCACATGTTAAAAGAATGACAGAAGTAGCATGGTGGGTAGAAGAACAATTCAGAGGCACTACAGCAGGTGCTAGACTACTTAATCATTATGTTACAATAGGATTAGAACTAAAAGACAAAGGCATAATAAGTTCTTTTACACTAACAACATTAGCAACCACTCCAGAACTCAAATTAGAACAAAGAGGGTGGGAAGCAATAGATTATAATTGGTTATATAGAGGATAAGGCATGGCAGTATTTACAGCGATAGCAACAGCAGTAGGTGGATTCTTAGCCACAGCCGCAGGAGGCTTTCTAGGTAGCAAACTGTTAGGCACATATGTTGCATATGGTGTAGGATATGTTGTAGCAGGTGGTATAGCAAGAGCAACAGCAAAAGCATTAGGCTTAGTTCCGGATATACCAGGCCCAGGTAAAGACCCAGGAGTTACACTACAGTTAGCACCAAGCACACAAAACAAAGTAAGTGTGCTATATGGTAAAGCATTCACAAGCGGACCCATATTCGATGCGGCTATAAGCAATCAAAACCAGACAATGACATATTGTATAGCACTCAGTGAAGAAACACAAACAGGAACCTTCACAGTTAGTAATGTGTTCTTAAATGATGCTAGATTAATATTCTCAGGTAATACTGTAACAAGTCATGTAGATCCTAATGCCTCAGCCGCAACAACATATAATGGTAAAGTAAGAGTAAATGTATATGCTGGTGGTAGTGGTAGTGGAGATCAAATATTCCCTACTAGCGGTGCAGTGGCAGCCACAAGCATAGTGCCACACTGGGGAGCAAATCACACAGCAAACGCATTGGTATTTGCAGTAGTGCAAATGGATTATGACGCAGAAAATGGACTAACGGCTTTACCAGCAATGACATTCGAAATGCAAAACAGTCTAAAAAATCCAGGTGATGTTCTATATGATTACTTAACATCAGATAGATATGGTGCAAAATTAAGCAATACTCTGTTAGATGTCAATAGTATAACAGGCACAGCAAATACTGAAATGAAAGGCTACTGTGACGAATTAGTATCATACACAAATAAATCGAATGTCAGCACAACAAATGCAAGATATGAAATCAATGGTATGATAAGCACATTCAATGACACTAAAACAAACATAGATGAAATATGTCAAGCAAGTGCCACATACTTTACATTCGATGTCAAACAAGGTAAATTTAGAGCAGTTCCTAACAGAGCAATATCTACAGCAGAAAAGGCTAATTGTCTAGTATATAATGATGATAACATAGTAAGTAAGATAGATATAAGTTCAACAGAATTATATTCATTATACAATGGTGTAGAAGTAGAATTTGCAGATCAAAACAGAAAAGATCAAACAAACACCATACTGTTAGAAACACCAGCAGGCGATAGAAACGCAAACGAACCAGACAATGTGCTACAATATAGAATTAATCTAATCAATGACAACATTCGTGCAGAAAGATTAGCAAACATAGACTTAAATCAAAGTAGATTAGCAACAGCAATACAATTTGTCAGCGATTTCTCAGGCATACAAACAGATGTAGGTGATGTAATCAAAATCACAAACACATTATATGGCTGGAATGAAAAGTTATTCCGTGTGTTAAGAGTAACAGAACAACAAGATGACACAGGTATGGTTACAGCACAAATAACAGCATTAGAATATAGTGATGATGTATATGGTAATCCTGCAGTCACAGAAACACCGGATTTAGGTTTAATAGATTTACCAAGAATACCTACTGTTAAACATATTCCTATAATAGAAGCATTCACAGGCAATTATGGTAATTTAACAGCATTACCTAATGTATATGGTAATATAATAACTAAAGAAAGTATGTATAGTTTAGGTTCAGGCACACTTATAGTGGATTCACCAAGTCCAAGTGCCACAAATAACACAACAACCTTTCAAAATCTAATCACCACAAGAGAAATAGATTTAGCAAATGTAGATCCAGGCGATTATTCATTCGTGGCATTGGCACAACCATATGGACAAGTTGATGCTAATGTAGGCGGATTCAATTTTGGATTCATAGCAAATGTAAATGTAGCATTATCTAATGGTAGCGTAGATTTCTATTCATTCGGTGGCACAGGATTCAAAACAGATTTCAATTTAGTAGATGCTGTTAAAGATATAACAATACCTGAAACAGCAGTCAGTGGTAATGTGTTATTACAAGGTTATAACGATGCATTAGACACAGCAGGTAGCCATGGATATGGACAAATGAAATATGATTTCTATAGATTAACAAAAGGTGATGAGGGTATATAATGAAAAGAATATTATATAATAATATCACAGGAAAAATAGAAAGTTGCGTTAAAATGAGCGACAAAAGTCTGCAAATGACATTGGATAACAATACGCAAATCAGCAGTATGAATGGCATATGCGATCCTGACAAATACAAAGTAAATGTAAGTGTAGATCCTCATATATTAGAATTATTACCAGCACCAAGTATAGATGTAAATGCTGAAATAAGAACAAGAAGAAATAGAAGATTACAAGCATGTGATTGGACACAAGGTGCGGATTCACCTTTAACAGATGCAAAAAAGGCAGAATGGGCTACATATAGACAAGCCCTTAGAGATATAACAAACAATTATAATGATGGCACATGTTCGTGCTGGAGAGATGTTAATTGGCCAAGTGTTCCGGAGTAAGCAATGAGTAGATATAGTAGATGGGGATATTTCACAAACAGAAGAAGAAGAGGATTAAGTGTTCCTACTTCTGCTCCTGTGGTAAATGTATCAGAATCTTCTAATCAAACAGCAGTAGTATATACAATTACCACAAATGTAACAACAGAACCTAATGTGTATTACACAATGACAGGTAATATTGCAACATCAGATTTTACAGATAGTGCTACAGACGGTAATATAACTTTAGATGCATTTGGTAATGCTACACTAATCAAAACAATCACAAGTAATGTAAATGTAGGCGAAAACAAAGATTTTGCTATACAAATAACCACAAATGCAGAATCTAATAATATAATATATGCCGGAAATACTCATACTTTTATTAGTCAAGTTCCTTTCACAGCAACAGGCGGTAATGTTGCAACATATACAGAGAATAATGTCTCATATAAAGTTCATTGTTTGAATGCAAACACATATACTAGTTTAAGTTTAATACCATTTAGTTTTCCTGACACATCTTACGCTCCTAAACCGCATATAGGTAATTTAGTAGTCACAAATACCGGTGCTAATGCAAATGCAATAATAGAAGTATTATTAGTTGGGGGTGGTGGTAGAAGTGGAGAAAACCATCCATATATAGTAGGATCCGGTGGTGGCGGTGGAGGCGCCGTTGATTTGAAAACCTATACAGCAAGTAGTTTTGCTAATACAACTTATACAGCAACGATTGGTGTTGGAGGTTGGAAATATGTAAATGATGGTGTTGCAAATACATTAATTCTAGATACAATAACATCGGGTAATGTGTTAGTTCCTCCAGGATCTTCTTACGAAGAACTGGCAACACCTACATATTTTAGGTTAGATTCTGCCGCGGCAGGTAGCCCAGGTGGAGATGCATTCCCACCATGGACAGGTAACGCAGGTTCTCCATTACCTTATTATACAGCAGGTAGTGGCGGCAACGGCGGTGCTGGCTATTACACATATGGAACC